TTAATGCACAAAATCAAATTGTAATAGGACAAGGCGCTACGGGTACTGCAAATAATCAAATTACTTTAGGTGATGCTAATGTAACGGCTCTGCGTATACCGGGCTTACAGTCAGGTGCATCAGACGGAGATGTTTTAACATTTAGTTCAGGCACGGGTTTAATTACTTTAGCTGCCGCAGGTGGTGGTGGAGCAACATCATTAAATGGTCTTACTGATTGTTTAGTTGACGGAACATCAGTGTATGTCGCTGAAGTTCCTGCTGGTTTAAGTGGTAATCCAGGTAGTAATACAATATTTGGAATAGATGCTGCTAATTCTTTAACAACTGGTGGATCAAATACGTATATTGGTCGTGAAGCTGGTAAAAATGCTACTACACAAACCTTTAATACAGCTGTAGGTCTCGGCGCATTAACAGCTGGAGGTAGCACTAGTAGTAGTGAAACTACTGCAGTAGGTGTATACGCTGGAAGTGGGTCAACAGGAGGTAATAACGCCTTTTTTGGAAAAAGCGCAGGACAAGTTTCAGGCAGTGGGTCTAGAAGTACTTATTTAGGCTATAAAGCTGGTATGTTTAATTCTTCTAATGATTCCGTAGCTGTTGGTTATTTTTCACTTCAGCAAAATTCTGGCAATTCTGTTGCAATTGGTAGGCAAGCTGGAACCTCAAACACAGCTTCTGGTCACGTTTCAATGGGATACCAAGCTGGTTATTCTCAAACCTCTGGAGTAAACAATACAAACATAGGTTACCAAGCTGGATATTCTATAACAACTAACACCTCTACTACTAACGTAGGGTATCAAGCGGGCTATCACAATACAAACGCTGGAACAACTAACGTTGGAACTGAAGCTGGTAAAGGTTTAACCGGTGGTTACAATACAACACTTGGATATAGAGCTGGTTATAAAGGCGGATCTTCTCAAAGTGGTCAATACAGTGTTTATATAGGAGCTTTAGCTGCCTATGATGTGGCTGGTCAAGCGGAAAATAACACCGCTGTTGGTGGTAGAGCAATGGAAAAAGTTTCAACAGGTAGTCAAAATACCTGTATTGGTAGAAGTTCTGGTGGTAGTGTAACAACTGGAGGGGATAACACTTTAATAGGTTATCAAGCTGGAGATGCCATAACAACATCTACTGAAAATACTTTTATTGGTAGTGGTTCTGGAACAAGTGCAAATGCGAGTAGTACGAATGGAAAAAATACTGGTGTAGGAAAAAGCGCATTGTCTGACTTGACTACTGGACTTAACAATACAGCTATGGGTTACAATTCTGCTCCAAGCTTATCTTCTGGCAGCAATAATGTTATGATTGGTTATCAAGCTGATGTTAGTACTGGTTCAGCATCAAATCAAAATAGCTTTGGTTATTCTGCATCTTGTAGTGGAAACAACCAAGTAACATTAGGAAATTCAAGTATTGGAACTTTAAGATGTCAAGCAACAAGTATAACGTCAGTATCAGATGAAAGAGATAAAACAGAAATAGAAGATTTAGGTTATGGCTTAGCTTTTATTGATGCTTTACAACCAAGACAGTTTGTTTGGGACAATAGAGCAGAAATTGATGGAGATGGTAATGAATATTTCAGTGCTAATAAAGGCAAAAAAGACTTTGGATTTGTAGCACAAGAAGTTAAAGAACTAGATAACGATACTTTAAGGCTAGTATATGATGAAGATCCTAACAGGCTCGAGTTAAGCTACGGAAAACTTGTACCGATATTAGTAAAAGCAATACAAGAATTAAAAGAAGAAGTAGAAATTTTAAAATCACAAAATAATTAAAAAAATGTACAAAAACGTAATTACATCAGAAAACACACCAGACAGTCACAAAGCGGTTATTGTAGGTCAAGTAGATGATCAATTAGCAGAAGCTGCAGATTCTGAAACTACAGAAGAAAAGCTGCAATGCCTAAAAGATCACTTTCTTTGGTTACTATCTAACGACTTTTACAAAGACGAATGTAGCGCTGAGCAAGTAAGTGGTATGGAATCGTATTTGCCTGCTGATTATGCAGATGGATATGAAGATCTACCTGAATAGTAGATTTACTAAAACATGAGTAACTATATAAATATAAAACAATTAACTTAAATTAAATCAAATGGCAAAAATTAAAGAAAAACAATTAGAAACAATTGTTAAGTACCAAGACGAACTAACGGCAATATTAAATAATATTGGAGTTTTAGAAACGCAAAAGCATGCTTTACTACATAAAGTAGCTGAAGTTAACGAAGGCTTAGAAAAAGAAAAAGAAAAAATAGAAGAAGAGTACGGTAAGATATCTATTGATTTGAAAACAGGTGAATACACTGAAATCAAAGAAGAAGAAGACGCTCTAGAGGTAGTTGAGTAATGGATTCAGTTATAAGAAAAATCAGTATTGGTTCTGATTATAAAAATGAAGCTATGCATTATTCTGTTGGCCAGCAAGTATATGGTGGTCACGAAATAGCTTATATTTTATTTAACGACTCTGATAGTTCTTATAATATACACATAAAGAAAAACAACGAGGTATTGCCATGGAAAAAATTTAATTCTAACATGGCTATATCTGTTGAGTATGATTTAGAGTATTAATGAAGAGTCTATACGATTTTATTGTCGAGCCAGTTGGCGATAAATACAGCAATACTGTTAACGTAGGTGATAAAAAATTAGTTGTAAATACTAAAATTGAAAACTGGAAGTTTGTAAATAGGTTGGCTAGGGTTGTAGAAACCCCAGCCGCCTTTTCAACACCTATAAAGAAAGGTGCTATAATAATCATACATCAAAACGTGTTTAGAACGTTTTATGATATGAAAGGTGAAAAGAAAAAAAGCAGATCTTATTTTAAAAATGATCACTATTTCTGCGCAGTTGACCAAATTTATTTATATAAAAATAAAAACACTTGGAAAACTATAAACAATAGATGCTTTGTAACACCTATAAAAAGCAAACAAGATCTAACACTAGATAAAGAGGCAAATCTTATTGGTATACTTAAATACGGTAATAAGTCCTTAGAAGCGCTTAATATAAGCCCAGGTGATCTTGTAGGATTTACTCCCAACAGTGAATGGGAGTTTTTAGTCGAAAATAAACGACTTTATTGTATGAAATCTAATGATATTGTAATTAAGTATGAATACCAAGGAAACGAAGAAGAATATAATCCAAGCTGGACAGCGAGCAGTTGAGGAGTTAATCAAGGTAGCTAAAGAAGCTATTGTTGATTCAGATGATGATATATCAGCTGACAGACTTAAAAACGCCGCAGCCACTAAAAAGCTAGCTATATTCGATGCCTTTGAAATACTTAGTCGCATTGAAGAAGAAGAAAACTTATTAAACGATAAACCAAAAGAAGTTAAAGAAGAAAGAACTTTTAAAGGTTTTGCTGAAGGTAGATCTAAGAAGTAATGTACGAACAAACATTATATAAAGTATTAAAAGATCACATAAAACCTAAGGTTTTAAATCGTATGAACCGTTATAAAAAATGGGAGTATGGTTACAACAAAGAGCATGATATTATTGTTATAAGTAGAGACGGTATAATAGGTGATATATACGAAATACAAAACTTAAAAATAGCTTTACCTAAAGCTAAAAAAATACATAAGTTTGAAACTAATAAATGGGAGTATACGGAATACCCTAAAGTGTTAAAAAAAATAAAGTCTGTATTTGATTGGGAAGAATATCCGTTAGACTTTAAGGAAAAATGGTATGATTACATCGATAATGAGTTCGTCCGCAGGGAAGAAGGCTTTTGGTTCTATAATAAGAATGTGGCTACTTACATTACTGGTACTCACTATATGTACTTGCAGTGGTCCAAAATTGATGTTGGGCAACCAGATTTTAGGGAATCAAACAGATTATTCTACATATTCTGGGAAGCTTGTAAGGCCGATCATAGGTCATATGGAATGTGCTACCTTAAGAATAGACGATCTGGATTCTCATTTATGGCGTCCGGGGAGTGCGTTAATATGGCAACCATATCAAGCGACTCTAGGTTTGGAATATTATCTAAATCTGGACCTGATGCGAAGAAGATGTTTACAGACAAGGTGGTACCGATATCGGTTAATTACCCCTTCTTTTTCAAACCAATTCAGGACGGTATGGACAGGCCAAAGACAGAGCTTGCGTACAGAGTACCCGCGACAAAATACACGCGTAAGAAACTTGAAAACAACGAGACGCTACGTGAACTCGACGGGCTCGACACCACGATCGACTGGAAAAACACGGGCGACAACTCGTATGACGGTGAGAAACTCAAGCTCCTCGTCCACGATGAGAGCGGCAAGTGGGAACGTCCGACGAACATCCTCAACAACTGGAGGGTCACGAAAACCTGCTTACGATTAGGTAGTAGAATTATAGGTAAGTGTATGATGGGTTCAACTAGTAACTCATTAGACAAAGGTGGAGACAATTTTAAAAAACTATACAATGACTCAGACGTTACGCAACGAAATGCGAATGGACAAACTCGCTCTGGATTATATAGCTTGTTTATACCTATGGAGTGGAATTACGAAGGATACATTGATTCTTATGGACTACCTGTCTTCGACACGCCTAAAAAACCAGTTGAAGGACCGCAAAGTGAGATAATAGATCTAGGTGTAATAGAATATTGGGATAACGAAGTAGATGGTCTTAAAAAAGATCAAGACGCTTTAAATGAATTTTATAGACAATTTCCAAGAACTACTAAACACGCTTTTAGAGATGAGTCAAAAGAGTCTTTATTTAATCTAACTAAAATCTATGAACAAATAGATTTTAACGAAGACATGCGTAATTCTATAAATATCACACAAGGTAGTTTTCAATGGCAAAACGCGGAGCAAGACACAAATGTTATATTTGTTCCAAATAAAAATGGTAGATTTAAAGTAAGCTGGGTGCCACCATCACATTTACAAAACAAGCGTTATAATAAAAACGGCACTAATTACCCAGGTAATGATTTTATGGGTGCATTCGGATGTGATCCATATGACATATCAGGTACAGTAGATAAAAGAGGTTCTAAAGGATCTTTGCACGGTCTTACAAAGTTTTCAATGGAAGACGTACCGCCAAATCATTTTTTTTTAGAATACATAGCAAGACCTCAAACTGCTGAAACATTTTTTGAAGATGTACTCATGGCTTGTGTTTTTTATGGCATGCCAATATTAGCAGAAAATAATAAACCAAGATTATTATATTATTTTAAAAAAAGAGGTTATAGAGGCTTTTCAATGAACAGGCCTGATAGAAGATATAATAAACTTTCTATAACAGAAAGAGAGCTAGGTGGCATACCAAACTCAAGTGAAGATATAAAGCAAGCGCACGCGTCTGCTATTGAAACCTACATAGAAACATTCGTGGGACTGAAAGAGTCAGGTTATGGTGATATGTACTTTCAAAAAACATTAGAAGATTGGGCTAAATTCAATATAAATAATAGAACAAAGCATGATGCTTCTATTAGTTCTGGATTAGCTTTAATGGCTTGTAACAAGCATAGATATTCTCCAGTAAACAAAATTAAATTAGAACCTGTGGATCTTGGAATAAAAAGATATGATAACAGGGGTAATTCATCAAAAATAATAAGTTAAATGAATATATATACTAACTCAAATAGCGCTTTTCCAAGTCAAGTAGTAAGCGATGCTGAAAAAGCAAGTTTGGAATACGGCAGCCAAGTTGCTATGGCTATTGAATATGAGTGGTTTAAATCAGGTAGAACTAATGGTAATAGATACCTAACTAACTGGAATAACTTTAACACACTAAGATTGTACGCTCGAGGAGAGCAGCCTATACAAAAATACAAAGATGAATTATCTATTAATGGTGATTTATCTTATCTTAATTTAGACTGGAAACCAGTACCTATTTTATCAAAGTTTGTAGATATTGTAGTTAATGGTATATCGCAAAAAGCTTATGAAATAAAAGCTTACGCTCAAGATCCTAGCTCTGTTAAAAAAAGAACTTCATACGCTTCTAAGATGTATGAAGATATGTTAGCAAAAGAATATATTGAAAACATAAAAAACACATTAGGTATTGATTTATATCAAACACCAAATCCTGACGTAATACCTGAAACAGAAGAAGAGTTAGAGCTTCATATGCAATTAGGTTATAAACAAGCTATTGAAATAGCAGAAGAAGAAGCAATATCTTCTGTTATGGCTAAAAATAAATATAACTTAGTTAGAAGAAGATTAAACATGGATTTAGCAGTATGTGGTATTGCTGCTTCTAAAACTAATTTTAATACATCAAATGGTATAACAGTTGATTATGTAGATCCTGCATATATGGTTTATTCATATACTGAAGATCCTAATTTTGAAGATATATATTATGTTGGAGAAGTAAAATCAATAACAATACCAGAACTTAAAAAAGAGTTTCCAAATATATCTGAAGAAGAATTAAAAAGAATACAAGCTATGCCAGGTAACAGACAATATGTTACAGGCTGGGGTGGTTATGACGAAAATACTGTACAAGTTTTATATTTTGATTATAAAACATACCATAATCAAGTATTTAAAATAAAACAAACAGATCAAGGATTAATGAAAGCTATTGAAAAGCCTGATACATTTAATCCGCCAGAAAGTGATATGTTTGAAAGAGTGTCTAGATCTATTGAAGTATTATATAGCGGTGCTAAAGTTTTAGGAACTGATACATTATTAAAATGGGAACTTGCTGAAAACATGTCAAGACCTTATGCTGATACAACAAAAGTTGAAATGAATTATTCTATATGCGCGCCACGTATGTACAAAGGTAGAATTGATTCATTGGTTAGTAAGTGTATTGGCTTTGCTGATATGATTCAAATAACACATTTAAAACTGCAGCAAGTTTTATCTCGTATGGTACCAGATGGTGTATATTTAGATATGGACGGCTTAGCTGAAGTTGATCTTGGTAATGGTACTAATTATAATCCTGCCGAAGCTTTAAACATGTATTTCCAAACAGGTTCTATTGTTGGTAGATCACTTACGCAAGATGGTGAAATTAATAGAGGTAAAGTACCTATTCAAGAATTACAAAGCAGTAGTGGTGGCGCTAAAATACAAAGTTTAATTACTACGTATCAATATTATTTACAAATGATACGTGACGTGACCGGACTTAACGAAGCAAGAGATGGTAGCTTGCCTGATCGAAATACGTTAGTTGGATTACAAAAGTTAGCAGCTACTGCTTCAAATACAGCTACTAGACATATAAATCAATCAAGTTTATATATAACTCTTAGAATAGCTGAAAACATTGCTTTAAAAATAGCAGATGCTTTAGAGTTTCCATTAACTGCAGAGTCATTGAAAAACTCAATATCTGCTTTTAATGTTGAAACATTAAGACAAGTAGAAGATTTAAACTTACACGATTTTGGTATATTCTTAGAATTAGAACCAGACGAAGAAGAGCAAGCTAAATTAGAGGCTAATATTCAAGTTGCTTTACAATCAGGTAATATTGATTTAGATGACGCTATAGATTTACGTCAAATAAAAAATATTAAACTTGCTAATCAAATGCTTAAAATTAAGCGTAAGAAAAAGCAAAAACAAGATATGCTTACTCAGCAGTCTAATATACAAGCTCAAGCAGCTGCTCAAGCTGAAACTGCTGAAAAAACAGCTATGGCTGAAGTACAAAAGCAAGAAGCAATATCAGGATCTAAGGTTCAATACGAGCAGGCTAGAACTGAAATGGAAATTAAAAAAATGGAAATACAGTCTCAGCTTGACCAACAAAAAATGCAAATGCAACATCAGTTTGACATGCAATTAAAGCAGATGGAAACTCAAATGCAAACGCAAAAAGAAAATCAAAAAGAAGATAGAAAAGACAAGCGTATAAAAATTGAAGGTACGCAACAGAGTGAAATGATAAGCCAAAGAAAAAATGATGGTATACCTTTAAACTTTGAACAACAATCGGAGCAAGGCGCACAAGCGTTTATGTAAATGTTTATTTAATTATTTAATTATATTATATTATGTCAGAAGTAAAAACAAATGAACCTGTTAAACAGGAAGGTGACTTTAAATTAAAAACAAAGAAAACACCTAAAAAATTAAACGAAACTAAAGATAATATTACTAAAGTAAATATTAATCAAAAAGAACCTTTGGTAGAGTTAGAAAGTAACATTACTAAAGTAGAAATAAAAAAAGAAGACGATGCCATTCAAATCGGAGAAGCAAAGGAGGTATCTGTGGAAGAACCATCCGGAAATAGCGCAGAGGTGGGAAAACCTGTACAAGAGTCCAACGAGACTACTGAAGGGTTTTCTCCGATCCAAGAAGTAACAGAAGCTGAAGTTAAACAAGTTGAAGCTGAAGTTAAAGAAGCTATAAGAGATGAAAAAGTATTAGGCAAACCATTGCCAGAAAACATTGAAAAGCTAGTTGCTTTTATGGAAGAAACTGGTGGGACAATAGAAGATTATACTCGTCTTAATGCTGACTATAGCAATGTAGACGATAAAACTCTTATTAAAGAGTATTACAAAAAAAATAAACCTTATTTAGATTCTGAAGATCTTGATCTTTTGTTAGAAGATTTTGACTACGATGAAGACATAGATGAAGATAAGGATATACGCAAAAAGAAACTTGCGTTTAAAGAAGAAGTTGCAAAAGCCAAAAACTTTTTAGAGGAAACCAAGAGTAAATATTACGACGAGATCAAGTTGAGACCGGGCGTTACTCAGGAACAACAAAAAGCTATGGATTTTTTCAATAGATATAACAAGGAGCAAGAACAAGCTGAGCAACAGCATCAAATGTTTAAAGATAATACAAAAAAGCTTTTTAGCGATGATTTCAAAGGTTTTGATATCAGTGTTGGTGAAAAGAAATATAAGTATAACATTCAAAACAAAGATAAAGTTGCAGAAAACCAGTCTAATATAACAAACCTCGTTGGGAAGTTCCTAGACGAATCTGGTAATGTTAAAGACGTTAATGGTTATCACAAGGCTATGTATGCTGCTGAAAACGTAGATAAGATTGCCTCTCATTTCTATGAGCAAGGAAAAGCAGACGCTGTAAAAGAAGTTGTAAACAAATCTAAAAACCTTACTGACACTAAAGCTAGGACTAGTCAAGGAGATGTGTTTATTGGCGGATTTAAAGTTAAAGCTATTTCAGGTGCTGATTCTACAAAACTTAAAATAAAAACTAAAAAATTTAACTAATAAAAACTTAAAATTATGAGTTTAACTCCTCAATTTGGTAAAATTGTTCCATCTCAAAGTCAAGAGTTATTGAACAGTAATTACCTACAATTTGACAATACTGCAGGTGGTGCATATGATGCTACAAAAACAAGCACTTTCGCACAGCAGTATTTGCCTGAAATTTATGAACAAGAAGTAGAGCGTTATGGAAACAGAACGTTATCTGGATTCTTAAGAATGGTTGGCGCTGAAATGCCAATGACATCTGATCAAGTTATTTGGTCTGAACAAAATAGATTACACATTGCATATGATGGATGTACTCTACCAGGTGGTGCTCCTCAGTTAACTATTAAAGTTAACAATGTAGCAGGTACAACAAACGTTATTTCACCTAGAGCTACTGTTGTTGTTTTAGATCCAGCTACTGGTCTTGAAGAAAAATGTTTAGTAACTGATTCTAATACCACTACTGGTGTTATTACTGTACAACCTTATACTCTTGCTAATCTTAATACTTTTACAACTACAGGATTAAAAGTATTTGTTTACGGTTCTGAGTATGCGAAAGGTGGTAAAATTGACACTGGCGCTGTTGGCGCTAACACTGGAACTCAATACGTAAGTGTTGAGCCTTCTTTCCAGCAATATGCTAATTCACCAATTATCCTAAAAAGCCAATACGTAGTATCTGGTTCTGATATGGCTCAAATTGGATGGGTTGAAGTTGCTACTGAAGATGGTGCTTCTGGATATTTATGGTACTTAAAAGCTGAGTCTGAAACAAGACTACGTTTTGAAGATTACTTAGAAATGTCTATGGTTGAATCTGAAAAAGCAACTGGTGCTGCTGCGGCTTCTGCAAACGGTAGTGAAGGTTTATTTGCTGCTATTAATGATCGTGGTAATGTACAAGTAGGGTTTACAGCTGCTGCTGGACTTGATGATTTTGATGCTATTTTGAAAAACTTAGATACTCAAGGTGCTATTGAAGAAAACATGCTTTTCTTACAAAGACAAACTGCTCTTGATTTTGATGATATGCTAGCTGCGATCTCTGGTGGAACTGCCGGAGGTACTGCATTTGGATTATTTGAAAACTCTGAGGAAATGGCATTAAATCTTGGATTTAGTGGTTTCCGTAGAGGATCTTACGATTTCTACAAAACTGATTGGAAATACTTAAATGATGCTTCAACTCGTGGCGCTATCGACGGAATTAATTCTATCGAAGGTGTTTTAATACCTGCTGGAACATCAACAGTATACGATCAAGTATTAGGAACTAATATCCGTAGACCTTTCTTACACGTGCGATACAGAGCTTCACAAAGTGATGATCGTCGTATGAAGTCTTGGTTGACTGGTTCTGCTGGTGGTGCGTTTACATCTACATTAGATGCTATGGAAGTAAACTTCCTATCTGAAAGATGTTTAGTAACACAAGCTGCTAACAATTTTGTATTATTCAAAGGAATCTAATAATGATTCAAACTTAATAATATCCCCGTCTTCGGGCGGGGTATTATTTTTATAACTATTTAATTTTATTATATTATGGCTAAAAAAGCTAAAGCAGAAACTATTGAGGTTGCACCTCAAGAAGTGGCAGTAAAAACTGCTCCTAAACCCACAAAACCAACGTGGGAAATTAAAGATAGAATTTATTATTTAAAAAATAGTAAATCTCCTCTTACTTTCACAATACCTGGAAAGCATACTAAAAAACACGCATTACTTTATTTTGATGAAAAAACAGGTAAGCAAAGAGAAATTAGATATGCTACTAACCAAGATTCACCTCTTGTAGACGAGCAAAAAGGTGAAGCAACTTTAGGTCATATTATTTTTAAAGATGGTGATTTAAAAGTGCCAAAAGAAAAACAAAATCTACAAAAACTACTTTCTTTGTATCACCCTTTAAAAGGTAGAATGTATGAAGAGTTTAGCGCTGTGCAAGAAGCTTCTGATGATTTAGATATTTTAGATCTTCAAATTGACGCTTTAAATGCAGCTAGAAACATGGACGTAGATCAAGCAGAAGCTATTTTAAGAGTTGAAAAAGGCTCTGAAGTAAATAGCATGAGTTCTAAAGAACTTAAAAGAGATTTGCTTATATTCGCAAGAAATAATCCTGGATTATTTATTAATTTAGCAAATGATGATAATGTTCAATTGAGAAACGTAGCTATTAGAGCTCAAGAAGCTGGAATAATAGCTTTATCTCAAGACCAAAGAACATTTACATGGGGATCAAACGGTAGAAAATTAATGAACGTACCTTTTGATGAAAACCCTTACTCAGCATTTGCTGCTTTCTTAAAAACAGATGAAGGTGTTGAGATCTATAAATCTATAGATAAAAAACTATAAAAACAAGTGATACTATAACAGAGGCGGTTTCGGCCGCCTTTATAGTATAATAAAAAATTAATAATGGCGGTAAATATAAACACAGTATATCAAACAGTCTTGTATATTTTAAACAAAGAGCAAAGAGGTTATATTCCACCAGCTGAATTTAATAGTTTAGCAGCACAAGTACAAGACGAAATATTTCAATCATACTTTCCTGATGGTAATCAAGTAAATAGACTAAATCAAAACAATACACAAAACGATACGGAGTTTTTTAACATGTTTAAAGATATTAGTTATAAACTATATCCTTTTGAAAGAGAAATTCCTTTTTCTTATGATGCAACTATAGATGGATGGTCAACTCAAGGTATGAACATTTATAAGATAGGTAATATAACGGCTACATATGATAGAGCTAACGTAGGTCCAATTCAATTGCAAAATATAACACAATCTGATTGGCTAGGTGGAGCTTCAATAAATCCAATAGTACAATTAACTTCTAAGAGTGATTATGATAAAATAACAAGATCTAAGTTAACCGCTCCAACACAGCAATATCCTATATGTTATACTACACACGTTCTTTATAATTCGACTGGCCAATACCAAACAGGTAGTTTACTTTTAAAAATATCTCCTCTTCCAAACTCTGTTAGTGTTAACTGCTTAATGTCGCCTAATAGACCTCAATGGAATTTTACAGTAGGTTCTCTTGGGCAATACATATATAGCGGATCTTCTATTAATTTTCAATTAGATATTTCTGAAAAAACAAATATAATAACAAACATATTAAAGTATGCTGGAGTTATAGTAAATGATCCTACTGTTATACAAGTAGCAGAGCAAGAGGCTAAGTCTGTAGAAATTAACACAAAATCTTAAAAAATGAGTTATACGGCAAACGCGAGTAGTTTAACAACAGAAACAAACCAACAGTATTATCAAGGTGCTCAAGTGTTCTTTTCTAACGCAAACCTACCTAATCCAAACGTGCAAGTGTTTACTACTACGTTTAACACTGATTTAATGTATGGAGATCATAATCCTACTAATGTAAAGTACGCGCTAAATAATTTTAAATTATATACTAGTGCTACTGGTTTACCAGGTTCTTTTACAGAATACACATCAGCTTATACTGTTCTTAATAATGCTATAACACTAACAGGATTAGCCGCTTCAACATATGTAGTCGTGCAGTTAAAAACATTAGACGGTGGTAATTATGGTAATCAAGATGCTATTGGAACTACTGTAGAAGAAAATTATGGTGGCTACGAATACTTAAGTTTAGGCGATATTTGTGATAACTTTATGGTAGGTTATGTTGGTGATGGAAAAATATTACAAAACGCTAAGAAATCTGATGTATTGTTTTTTGCTAAAAGATCTTTACAAGAGTTTAGCTATGATACTTTAAAATGTATATATTCACAAGAGCTTAACGTGCCTCCTAGTTTAAGTTTGCCATTACCTCAAGACTACGTAAACTATGTTAGAGTTTCTTGGATAGACCAGCTTGGTATAAAAAGAATTATATATCCAACAAACAATCTTACAACAAGTCCTTACAGTAACCCTATACAAGATAACACAGGGATTCCAACTCAAGATAATTTTGGCCAAACACTTGAAGGAGATTCTATAACAGAAGATAGATGGAAAACAGCCAACGATACAGTAATAAGTCAAACGTTTTTTAATAATATAGATGACTATGCTTATTGGGCTAATTATTATGGATTTGATAATAGCATTTTCTACGGTCAACAATACGGTTTAGAACCTCAATACTCACAAGTAAATGGCTGGTTTAACATGAATGAAAGAGAAGGCAAGATAAGTTTCTCTAGTAGTTTAGTTGGAAAATTAATAGTCTTAGAATATATATCTGATGGTCTTTCTAGTAATGGCAGTAGTAAAATACCTAAAATGGCAGAAGACGCTCTTTATGCATCTATACTATATAACATAGTATCTACGCGATCTGGCCAACAAGAGTACACTGTTCAAAGATTGAAAAGAGATAGATCAGCTAAGCTTAGAAACGCTAAAATAAGATTATCAAACATAAAACTAGACGAAATAGTTCAAGTAATGCGAGGTAAATCTAAATGGATAAAACACTAAAATTTAATGGCTAAAGCTCAAAATACTTTCTTAAAGTCTAAGATGAATAAAGACTTAGACGCTCGTATACTACCAAATGGTGAATATAGAGATGCTATAAATGTTCAAATAAGTAAATCAGAAGGAGCACAAGTAGGTAATTTAGAAAATGTTTTAGGAAACACTTCCGTTTTAAACATTCAAACAGTAACAAATACAACAGACTTAGTTTGTATAGGGAATTTTGCTGATGAAATAAATAGTACTGTTTATTTATTTTTAACTGATTATACCGACACTACACCTGACGAGCCAAATTACAGTCCAACAAATGGATCTTGTATAATATCTTACAATGTTCTTTCTGGTTCTTCTGTTGTTTTAGTTAAAGGTGGTTTTTTAAATTTTTCAACTACTAATTTAATTACAGGTATAAACATATTAGAAACATTATTATTTTTTACAGATAATAGGAATCAACCTAGAGTTATAGATGTTTCTTTAGCTAATCCAAACAATCTATCACAACCAATATATTACTCTAGTGAAGACTCTATATCAGTAGCTAAATATAATCCTTATCAAACTATAGAGCTTTGGCAAAAAAGTATTTTAGGTCAAAGTGCTTCAGTGCCTTACGAAACTACTATGAAAGATGTTAGTAGTAAATTTCTTCCAAATGGTGGATTAGGTACAAGACTAGGACCTTACACTGGATCCGCAAGTATATTGTTAGACGCAGGGACAGTAGCTGGAGATATATTAAATCCATTAAACCCATCAGGAGGTTTTACTAGAGTAGGTTATATAACTTCTTCAGGTGGAGATATAGTTATTATAAGCGGAGCAACTGTAGCCTCTACCTCTTATAATTCTAGCGCAAATAAGTGGACAATAAATATAAGTGGTGGTAATTTTCCTAGCATACCTAGCAACGAAACATATCAAATAATAATAAATCCTAACCCGTATTATAACTCTACTTTTTCAGGTGATCCTGATTATTTAGAAGATAAATTTGTTAGGTTTAGTTACAGATATAGATTTGAAGACAATACTTATTCTATATTTGCTCCATTTACACAAACAGCTTTTATACCTAAGCAAGATGGTTATTTTATGTATGTAGATCAAGCAGGTGTTCAAGACGTTGATGATGAATCAGAAACATATAGAAGTACAGTAGTTTATTTTGTAGAAAATAAAGTTAATAGTATAGATCTTAGAATACCATTACCGTATTTTAATTATGATTTGCAAAATGCTTTAAAAGTGTCTCAAATTGATATTCTTTATAAAGAATCTGACGGCTTAAGTGTTAAAGTAATTGAAACAATACCTGTTAGCGAAATAACTACATCTTCTGGTATATGCTTAGCAGCTGGCGCTCAAACAGTTTCAGCAGGCAGCGCAATAAATGTAGACAATATAAGAGGAGGTATAAATGTAGGATCTAGAGTTATTGGATCAGGTGTTCCTGATAATACTTTTGTAACAAGTTTTACACCTACAGATCCCAGTAATCCTGTAGCTGGAGTATTGATTGTAGATCAAAACGTTGTTTTAGCAGATAATGATTTTATGACTGTTGGAGATATTAGTTATTTTGAATATAACTATAATTCTAGCAAACCCACTAAAACATTACCTGAATCTGAATTAATAAGAGTATATGATAAAGTTCCAGTAAAAGCCTTAGCTCAAGAGGTGGCTGGTAATAGAGTAATGTATGGTAACTTTATAAACAAAAACAATCCACCTGATTTCATAAACTATAATGTAGCGTGCACACCTAAATCTGACTTTACTTTAAATGAAGCTACTGTCGCGTATAGTGGTGGAGCTGCTACGTATTCTGCTGGAAGTACTATAGCTGTCAATGTAAGTAAGGCTCCTGAAGGGTTTTTTGCTGGTATGATAATTACTTGTAATGCAGCTGGGGCTATAATACCAAATGGAACTCTTTTAACTAGCACTAGTAATAACGGTGCTGGTTCTGCGAACATAACATTAGATCAAAATATAACTCTACCTAGCGGATCTGTTGTTTTAATTTTTGAACCAGGTGGTAATGTAGAGACTACAACTAGTATTGTAGAATACCCTAATAGCTCTGTTAAAACAAATAGAAACTATCAAGTAGGTTTTGTACTTTCAGATAGATACGGTAGACAGTCTAGCGTGATATTATCAAACAATAAAGAAACAATAACCGTAGGAGGTATTTCATATTCTGGATCTACTTTGTACTCTCCTTATATAGACAATATTGATAAAGATCAATGGCCTGGTAATTCTATAAAGTTATTAGTTAATGAGCTTATAGCTCCAGACAATTCATACAATGGAAACATTAATAGTGCTTCTTATAATCCTCTAGGATGGTATTCTTATAAAGTTGTTGTTAAACAAACAGAGCAAGATTATTACAATGTTTATCTGCCAGGTATTATGGCTGGTTATCCTGAAGATAATATAATTGAACTTGGAAAAACATCTCATGCTGTTTTAATAAACGATAATATTAATAAAGTTCCTAGAGACTTAAGCGAAGTAGGTCCTGATCAAAAACAATTTAGAAGCTCTGTTCAGTTATTTGGTAGAGTAGAAAACACAAATATAGCTATAAGCACAAATACAGGTGCTAGCAATGAACAGTATTATCCTGAAAGAAGCTCAGATACTGTAAGTTCTATAGCTACAGCTAAAGATCTTTTTGAATATGACGCGTCTAATCCACCTCAACCTAATTACTTTCCACAGTTTTATTCCATAGATTCAAATCCTTTAATAGCTAGAATAAGTACTGAAAAACAAATAGGTGAAATATCTACTACTAACTACGCTCCAGCTTCAGCAAAAGTTAATATTGCTGTTACTAATGGTAATGTGGTTCAGTTAACAAATATTTCTGGGACTGTTAGTCCTAATGATTTAGTTTCTGGAGGAGATTTACCTGAAGGAGTTTACGTTTTTTCTATAAGCGCGGGTCCTCCATTTACAATAACATTAAGACGTGAAACCTCTAATTTTGATACTAATTTAGACGTAGACACTGTTTTAACGTTTACACCATCTTCTAATCCTAGCACAAATCCAACTCCAAAACATCCTGGTATACAGTATTTAGCTGTTTATGAAACAGAGCCTGTAGAAAGTTTATTAGATATATACTGGGAAACATCTACGTCAGGTTTAATATCTGATTTAAATTCTGCTGTTTTAAATAATCAATCCACGCCTGCTGCAGCTAATATCTCAGGGTGGAATGCAGACACTTTTGATGAAGGATTATCGGCGCAGTCTAATATATTGGCACAACCTTTTTCTTTAGTAAATGATTTTGGGCTTGCGATAACATTAGATCCAAGCAACGGAGATTATTTACAGTTATTAGGAGTAATAAATGGACAAGGTGTTAATGTTGCTAATTTTAATCAAGATCCATCATTTCCACTTCCTTTGTATTTTGAATTAGTTGACACTAGTTCTGGAACAACAGGTGTTGGCCCTTGGCAAATTAGAACAACAGACTCAAGTGACATTGCAGATAATTTTTATGATAATATTTTCTTTATGTATAATGAAGAAAATAGTGTTACTAATCGTCTTAGAAATTTTACGTTTCATTTTAGAATACAAGTAAATGGGCAAGTAAGTGATTTATTTGAACAAGCTAATTTAAGCAATGTTAAACCTTTATTTACAAAAATAACCCAAGGTCCTACTACAACAATACCAGGATCTCCATTAACACCTCCATCTATACCTCTATTTCCAAATATTCTTGCTGTTGAAGCTAATAGAGATTCAATAAATATAGCTTTTATAGAATTTCAAAATGGAGCTAACAACCCAGTTTTAGCTAGAAACACCCCTGACTTTATATTAGGAGGAGATCTTAGTCTAATTAGCAATAATCAATTAGGCTACGATGGCATAATAAAGGCAAAAATAGGTAGTAATGACGAGTCCGCTGAAGATGCTTTTTTAGATGGTGAGCCTATATTTAGAATTGAAACCTTCTCGCTTGCATCTGGTCAAATCAACGCTAAATTAATTAACATACAAAGTGAAAATCCTTATTTACAAGCCTTAGTTTACTATGTTACAATAAGAGTCCAAGATGCTGGTGATTTTCAAGATATAATTTTTGAAGTAGACATGAGTTTAGATGTTCCTACAGATGTAATTAAAAATCAAGTAGCTTATACAAATGTGTTGGGTAGTGGCTATCAAGGTTTGTGGAATTCTCAATATGGTGTAGGACCTATATATACATATCCTACTATAGCTGGGCATCCTTATACTTTAATAGATTTAACTGCTGCATCTATACCTGGATTATTACCAGCTCAAAGAGGTTACTACATATATGCTCAAGGTTTTTTTAATACTCCTAATTTTCCTAGTAGTTTTGATACAAGATCTAGGTTTAATAGACCTCTTACTGAATACTCTGGAATACCACAAGATTTATCTTTTGGAGGACCACCTATAGTTTTACCCTGGAATGAACCCAACTCTCAAAACCACAAAATAATAAGAGAATCAGATCCAACTGTTATTAATTTTGGCGGAACTACTCCGATACAAATTTACAGTGAATGCACTCTTTTATCTTCTTCTACTATTGGAACAGCTCCTATTCCGGGAGATGGAGGTAGAACTAGACTTAATGTTCAAGTAGATTCTGGTGTTTTTCCTTTTAATAGTATGCAGGTTTTTGTAGGTGACCCAAACACTGAAGTTCCGAGAAGAGACGCTCAAATTTCTAATGGTGGATGTAGCACCTGCTCAGGAGGTTTACTTAATTTTCAAATGCTAGTTCTTCAAGTTGATGAAGTAAATGGAACTGTTGATCTTTGGGGAAATATTTCAAATGCTTTTAATTTAACAGTAGGTCAAAAAGTTTATTTTCTCGCAGGTAGTTCTAGTTTTTATGCAAATGATTTTGATTTATTACCAAGCGCTCAAAGTTGGTGGAATAATCCTAATGGAAGTTCAGTATATGGAAGCCCTTGGTATTTTTCACAAGATTTAAATAAAGTTAGAAAAATGTTTGAATATTCTGCGTGGACTGGATTAAGGATTCTTTACAATCTTCCTGGAGTAGATGGAGAGTATCAACATTCTTGCCCTACAAATTGTATACATCCAGGATCTACATCAGGTTATCAAACTAACTATCTTAGTAACACATATGCTGGAATAGAATGTGAAGTGCAAGATTATAGTAATTTAAATTTTGAAATAATATAAAAGTAATTTATATTTAAAATAAGTAATAATTAAATATGGCAGGCGCAGTAATAGAAGTTAAATATTTTAACACATTTATACTTAAAAAAGTAAATGTAGGTGATAAACAAGTTTGGAATGGCTCTTTTGGTATACCAGGAGGCACAAACGGTATTGGTGGTTATCCTACTTTTGGCTCTGGTGTTGGTGGTGATTACAGCTGGGCTATTGAAGAATCTAGAATAAGGGGTGGTTATAATAATACAACTGTAGATTTTGGAGCAAAAGCTTATATAGTAGAAGAAGAACCTCAAGGCACTAGAAAATTTAATACTCTTATATACTCTGGTATATTTAATTCTAGAACTGGTATAAACCAAACAAATGTTTTTTCTGTAGGTGAAGATATTACTAAATCTACAGATCCAGCTAATGGTTCTATACAAAAGCTATATGCAGAAGATACTAATTTAAATATATTTCAAGAACTAAAAGTAAGCAGAGCATTAATAGACAAAGATGCTATATACGCCGCTGAGGGTGGAGGAACTGTTACTGCTAGTAATTTAGTAATTGGTGTTATACAACCATATGCGGGTAAATTTGGTATATCTCAAAATCCAGAAAGTTTTGCTACATATGGTTATAGAAAGTATTTTGCAGATCAAAACAACAATGCAATTCTAAGATTATCTAGAGACGGTATTGAAGAAATATCTTCTTATGGAATGAAAGATTTTTTCAGAGACAAACTAAGTGGTGTAAATACTTTTTTTAATATTGGTAAAATTATAGGAGCTTATGACATACGTAATGACGACTATTTATTATCTTTACAAAACAATATTTTTTATAATACTTTAAACTTTGATGAAAAAGCAAAAGGATGGGTTAGCTTTTTTAGTTATTCTCCAGATCAAGCCTTTAGTTTAAGAAATAACTTTTACACAGTAAAAACAGTAGGAGGACAAGCTCAAACAAACGGAGCTGTTACAAGTTCTACTAATTTAGTAATAGATAATGTTCAAAACTTTATCCAAGCAGGATCTATAGTTACAACTTTAGGTTCTGGAATACCTGCAAATACAACTGTAGTAAGCTTTAACGCGACAACAGGTGCTTTAGTTTTAAGTGCTGCTGTTACGCTTGCAAACAATATAACATTAACATTTAGTGGTGTTGCGCAATTATGGAAACATTACGATGAACTAGTCAATAGAAATAACTTTTATGGACAAAATAATAGAAGTAGTATAACTTTTGTTTTTAATCCTAACCCTGTTAAATCTAAAACTTTTAAAACAATAGCTTATGAAGGAAGCAGCGGATGGGAAGTAAGTTCATTTATTTCAGATCCTACTGGATCAAACAGAACTTCTTCAAACACTTTTACAACAAGTAACGATTCTACTTTTAGAATTACAAGCTACGATGAAGGAGAATACGCTATAATAAACACTCAAGCAACAGGCTTAGCGGCATCGACCAATACTACGGTTTTATTAAATACAACTACAGTTACTGGTCAAATATTAACTGGTGGAGATGTTAGTGGTATAGGTGTAATACCAGGAACTCGAGTAGTTTCATACGTTGCTACATCAGGTTTATTAACTGTAGATCAAAATTTAAATATAGCAATAGGAGCAAGTTTAAGTTTTTCTAGTGGAGTTCCTCAATCGCAATATTTAGCTGTTTTTGGAACAACTAACCCAGCGGAACAAAAATACTATGCAGGCTTTAATAGAAAAGAAAATAAATATGTAGCTAACCTGTTTAATAACACTCAAGCTATGCCAGATGAAGTTCATTTTGGAGAGCAAATAGGCGGTATAAAAGGCTTTTATGCTACTGTAAAACTAAGCACAGATACTACAACAGATTTTGGTGGAGAGAAGAATTTATTTGTAGCAGAATCAGAATATATAATGAATAATGGATATTAATAAAAAAAAATAATATGGCACTACCCGCAATAATAGGAATGGGATTTTCATTAGCTGGAGGAATCTTTGGCGCTAGTGCAGCTAAAAGCGCGGCTAGACAAGCAGCTAGAGAAAGAAGCAGACTTCAAGCTAAATTATCAATGTTAGAAAATACGCGTCAAGAAATTATAAATCCTTATGACGCAGTTGAAGATACTTCTAATCTTATAACTAATCCTTTTGCAAATTTAGGAGTAGCTACAAAAGCAGCTGAAATAAAAATAGAAGAAGCTGATCTTGCTTTAGCTAGCACGCTAGATACTCTTAGAGCCACTGGAGCGTCTGCAGGTGGAGCAACAGCCCTTGCTCAAGCAGCATTAAGAAGCAAAAAAGGTGTAGCTGCTAGCATAGAACAACAAGAGTCTCAAAACGAAAAAATGAGAGCTCAAGGCGAGCAGCAAAGACAGCAGCAATTAAGAGCAGAACAAATGAGATTACAGCAAGCTGAAGTAGCTGGTGAACAATTTATGTTTAGTACAAGAGAGCAGAGACAGATGCAGGAGTTAGATAGAACGGCGGCTTTATTAGGCGCGGCAACACAGGCAAATGCTCAAGCTAGAGCTGATCAAACACAAGCTATAACAGGCATGTTCGGTAGTTTAGCACAATTAGCACCGAGTGCATTTGGTAAAACAAGTTAATATGGAAAATAAAAATATAACTACAAATTTACTTCTTAAGCAAATAAATCAAAGTAATGCTATAGCATACAATAATGATTTTTTAGCTCAAAGCTCTGATTATAATTTTAAAATATTAGAGGTTGCCTATGCTGATACAGCTAGAAAATATGCTGCAATAAAAATGGATATAAAAAATAATAATTGCACAACTGGTAATTGTTATTATGAAAATCAAAAACTAAAGCAACTAGAAGAAGCTCCTCAAGTTTCTATTAATTTTATTCAAAACATTTTAGGTGAACTGGCTGTTACAGACACACCTAATTATGATGTAAATAATGATTATAGATATTTAGTTGCAAACTCTATATTTACATCTAAGCCTGGCTTTTCTAAAACAGATGGTTATAAGTTAGATTTATTTTTAAACGATGATGGTACACAAACTATAGTATTTGATGGGCCTATGTTTGAAAAAGAATTAGTTATAAATAGTGCTGCATTAGAATCTATTTTAGAAGCAGATACGTTTTTAGTTACACCTACCCCAGGTATTGAAGCAGAAATGGTAGAACTTTTAGCTCAAGTAGGTATATTTAACTTAGAAGACGTTTTAGAAAATGGTACTTTATCTCCTAACGCTAAAATATCAGAAGAGTTTATTTCTAAAAATGCTGATGGTAGTTTTGATTATATGATTATAGACATTGGAAACGGTAAAGGTAGAAATACTTTGAAATTTGATTTAGATAAAATACAAAGAAAAGTAGATCCTTTTATAAACGCTGAAGTAGCTGGCTTATTGAGTTCTGAGCAACAAGCAGTTGCAGCATGGAACGTTTATATAGCTAAAGGATCTACACCTGAAGAAGATGATCAAATGGTACAAAATGCTAATGCGGCTTCAGATAGTTGGAGTTACGAAAAAGATTTACCATTATCACAAGATAAAAAAACATTGTTTGAAAGCAAATACAAAGAATACTTTATGAACAATTATTTAAAGCAGTTTATAACTAATCAATTACCAACTGTTCAAGAAGATGCTGGAGTATTTGATTTAGAAGAAGCAAGATCTGCTAAAGCACAAAAATTTATTGACGATAACAATTTATAAAATATAATTAAATGAGTCACATTACGTTATTACAGTATATTACTAAACTTCAAAACTTAGGTTTGACAGAGCCACAAGTAAACGCTGCTGCACAAGAGTGGAAAAAAACTCATACACCTGCACAAGGTCAAGAACCATCTGAAGTAATAGAACAAGTTGAAGTTTCTGAAGAGGGAAAGACAAGCGATGTAGGGACACAAGGTGCGAGCCCTACATCAAATACGGAATTAGTACCAGAGAGTTCACCTTCTTTAGATGGACTATCAGCATCACAATCTCCAGTAATAAAAAATCTACTAGCTAGAAATAAAGCTAAAGAAACATACGAAAAAAACGTAAAACAAGTAGGTTTTTTAATAGAAGATCTAAATAAAACAGGAGATTTTACTGATATATACAAGTTTAATGAATCAAATCCAGGATACGTAGATATAGAGGCTATTAAAGAATTTGAAAAAAAGTATAATGATCATCAGGCTAAAGTTCAAAAAGAAAGAGAGAAATATACAACTGTAGTAGATTTTGGTGAAGTGTATGCCCCAGGTGATGGATATGAGTATAAATTTGAAATAAATCAAGATACTAATCAAATTGATTATTATTCTAAATCTGACGGTCAAAAAGATTTTACACTTGTTGATCCTAATTCTAGTGATGATGAAAAAAGATTATTAGCTTTATCTGTTGTAAATAAATTAGGTCATTTAAGCGGCGAGTTAAAAGAGCAAGTAGAAGCTATATTAAAAACAAATAGAATTAAATCTAAAAGATTAGAAGCTGAAGCTAGACAATATCAAAAATACTTAGAGGAACA